CCGTGTTCTCCGTACAGTCCTACTGCATGAACTTCATCTATATAAGTTATTGCATTATATTTGTCTGCTAAATTTAATATATCCTCCATTGGAGAAATGTCACCGTCCATAGAATAAACACTTTCAAAAACAATACACGGAGTTCCTTTTACGGTTTTTAATTTTTCTTCTAGGTCGTTCATATTGTTGTGTTGCCAAATTATTTTTTCAGCACCACTATGCCTAACACCTTGTATCATGCTAGCATGATTTTTGCTATCAGATAGGTATACTAAATCAGGAATAATTTGTTTTAGTGCAACAAGTGTCCACTCGTTTGCTACATATGCACTTGTAAATAACAGTGCAGATTCTTTTTTGTGCAAAGAAGCTAATTCGTGTTCTAATGCAACATGATAATGACTTGTCCCTGCAATATTTCTTGTTCCGCCGGAACCTGCACCTGTTTGGTTTAAAGCAGTGTGCATAGCGTCGATAACAATTTTATTCTGACCCATGCCAAGATAATCATTTGAACACCAGTTTACTATATTTTTAATAGCATACTTACTATACCAAATAGCCTTTGGAAATTCTCCTCTTTCTCGTAATATGTCATTGAATACACGATATTTTCCTTCTTTTTTCAGCTGATTAATTTTATCGATAAAAGGAGTTTTATCTATCATGATTTTTGTTCCATTACTCTAAGTATTTTTAAGATTCTATTGTGTGCATTTCTACTGTTTACAAGTAACATTCTACTATTGTGTATTAGTCTTTCTGCGTTTCTTTCCATATATTGATTCCAGTGTTCGATAGATTTTGTACATAATTTTTCTAGCTGGTCTGCAATCATTTCTTCCCTACGAAACATACTTATTTCTTTGTCATAAGAATGATCTATAACATCATCAAACATATCAAATCCTAATTCTCTTAATCTTTCTACTTGATACGGCACACCTAATACTAACGGCAATTGAAAATAAGCAAAGCACTTGGTTGTTTTTTCAGTAAAATGTCCTCTATCACTACAAGTATCTGATAAAATGTTCGGATCCCACCCGGTATGCGTTTCTTGTATAACATTAAAAACTGCTTTATCAAAATCGTACTGTTTCATATCCCATTGCGTTTGTTGGTCATGTGCTAAGTGCAAGGGAAATCTACTATGATATGCTTTTGGAATAGTTTCAAGATATTTACTATCTCTATGGAATCTATCTTTATCTTCTGCCGCCCAGCCGCAAGTTACAATACCTTTTTTATCTAGTTGTCGTGTTAATAAATGTCCAGTAAATCTTACCCTACTAGCTTTTGCTCGACGAGCTAAACTAATAAAATGAATATTTTTTTGTCTCGAATCTTCGTGTAGTGGTGGACCGTTGTTAAAATCGTTGTAAACGTCAAAAAATAAAGGACACTGAATATGAAAAAATCCTGGTATGTTTCTTCCGCCGTCGTATAAATTAAAACCGCCATCTATTAAAAGTATTCTAGCATAACCTAATTCTCGTAATGTAGTTATTACTGATACCCAACTAAATGTTGGCATACATTCGAATGGGTAAATTAATACAACATTTTTATATTTTTTCTTTTTGTTACAGCTATTATGAGCACGTAATGTGTGCTGCATCATTTCGAATTCATCATTACCTGTATAATCTATTATGTAATATCCTTTCTGGGGCCACGAGTCCCAAAAATGAGAAAAATAATGCAATGCATGAGGCTGATTATTCTTTGTATAGATTAGCATACTGATATTTATTGGCGTAGAAATTTTAGTCAAAAAAATAGGCTCCTAAGAGCCTATTTTTCCGTTTTAAAAATTAAAACTTAGCTGAAGCTTACATTACCAGATGTAATTCCAACTTCACCTAGGTAATCGCCTGCGTTACCTAAAGAAGAAGCTGTATTAGAAAGCTCAACATAACCATAACGTGTCATAAAGCTGACAACTGGCTCGAATGTTGATGGATCTAATACTACACCACTGCTCATCAATGGAATGTATGGGCAGTAGAATGCAGCCGCATCAGATTCTGAAGAACCTTTGTAACCAACAAGCACTGGTGTGTTGTCAGCAGCATAGCTGTCAACGTATACACGCATTGCGTTGTTTAGTGTACCAACCATCTTAGTGTTAGTTGGTGCTTCAAAAGAACCTTCAGTAGTTCTAGCAAACGCAGAAGTAGTTGCTGACTGAAGAATTGTTAACGCGAATGGCGAAACAACTGCCCAGTTACCAGCACCACGTCTTGTACGTTGTGCAATTAAGTTACCTACTCTGTTGATCTGAACAGCAAGAGCTGCGTGTTCGTCACCAACAAATGTAGCTGTACCACTTACAGCAGCCTGGTCATATGTTTCATATGTACCTGCTAGTGTACGTAGGCTTCCAAGTACCTCTTGATCAATTTCAGCGGTAATTTCTTGAGCCAAAGCAGCCATAATTTCTGCTTCGATATCAATACCGTGCTGTGATTGAGCATCTTGGGCTGATTCAAAAGTCCAGCGAGCTGATAGCTTTCTTGACTTTGCTTCAACAGTTTGCTTCAAGATTTGAATGCTTAGTTTCTTACCTGGCTGTCCTTCAAGAGCTGCTGTAGCTGCTGCTTTAGCAGTTGAGCTTGAAGAATTAGCTGAGTAACCCTGAGCAATTTCAAATGGGCTTAAAGCCTCTGTGCCAGCAGCAAACTCACCTGCGTCCGCATAACGAACACGTAATGTATGAATTTGGCCGACTGGACCAGTCATAGGTTGAACACCAACAAGCTCATTAGCTATAACAGTTGGCATTACACGTCTGATAACTGGTAAAATAACTCTGTTAAGAGTTGCAACATTACCGGCGGAAGTAGCACCTGATGTAGCGGCTTCTGACAAATACTGCTTAGTATTTTCAAGCGTTGCTGCCATTACAGATTTCTTGTTGCCTTGTAGGCCTTCAAGTAGTGCGTTTTTGGTCTCCTGCCAGCGACTTTCTAGTAGTTCTGACATCATTATCTCCTTAATTTAATCCTGCAAGACGACGAATGTCTACTACATTGTTATCGTCTGCGTCTCTACTAACGTTAGATGTTTCACGGTTGCCTGTAATTTCTTTGCCTTCTACTAATGCCTGTTTTCTGGCTGGAGTCTTACCGTCGATAACACTCGGTAAATACTTGTCAAACTGAGTTCTTAACTTTGCAGTTTGGACAGATTCCAGTAAGTCTGTCATAATTTCACGTTGATCTTTACTTAATGGTTGTATTAAATCATTAAGAATATCTTTTCTTTGAGCTTCTTCAGCAATACGTCTAATTTCTGCTTCTCTAGTTTCAACTAAACGTGATTGTTCTTCAGCTTCTGCTTTTGCTTCTGCAAGTTGCTTTTCTTTTACGTCAACAACTTTCATTAGTTTTGCAGTTTCTGATTTTTCATTCAGATAGCTGTTAGAATATTCTGCTGCGAAAGCTTCAAACAACTTACGACCAAAGTCATTTTTACGTGCTGCTTCAATATCTTCTTTAAGTTGAGTCATTTCTTTAGTAAGACCTTTCTCAACTGCTTCTGATACTAGTTTTGCACTTCTTTCGACAAAAGTTTTCTTAACTTTTTCGAAGTGTGACTTAGCTTCGCGTACTAAACGTACTTTTGTTTCTGCTAGGTCTTTTTTATCTTCGTAAAACTCTGCTATTTCATTAGCAAGTGCTTCTACAACAAATTCCTCAAGCTGGCCGAACTTGTCTGCCATAACTTTTTGATCTTCGTGTAGTTCAGAAACTTCTTTTGATAGCTGATCAAAAACAAAACCTTTCATTAGATCTGCGTTTTCACGCATTGCTATTGCATATTTTGCTTTTGCTTCTGCTAACTGTTTGCGATCTTCTGCAAACTCAGCAATTTCTGCTTGAAGACGTTCTTCGAGCATAGCATCAACGGCTTCCACCATTTGCTGCTTATCATGCTCATACTTTTGTGCAAATTCTTCGCGGAGTTCAGCAGTTACTTGCTGCTTGTTCTCGTTGATTTTTGCATTCCAAGCATCTTCAATTTCAGCACGTACTTCTTCTGAAACGACATCGTTCTCGAAAAGTGTTTTTAGTGCTTCCAACATATTATTCTCCTCAATTTTATCGGAGCTTGCTGATTATGTTAATCAGCGATTCCTTTAGATACTTCTGTGCCTTTTCGTCGTGTCTTGTTGCCTGTGCTAGTTCGTATGCCTTGTACCCACCACGTGCATTCATTAAATGCTCGTAAATAGGCGTTGGATACGCCCCAGGAGCACTAGGCTGAGCAACAACGTCCACGGTGATAATTTCAAAACCTGAAACTTCACCGCTTCCGTCTTCGCTTACATTGCCCGATCCCCTTGACGAAACACCTAGTTTAACTCCTGCTTCCAGCATTGTTTGAACTAGTTGTCCCATTGGGGTTGGTAGGATTTTTAATTTTCCGTAACCGTTTGGTCCGTCCATCCACATTTCTGTAATCATATGGCTAACACGGTCCAAGTTTATGTTTAGGCCTTCTGGATGATCAACTTCTCCGAGAACACTATATCCTCCAGTTATTTGATCGTTGAGAGTTTTGACAGCCCTGCCGATTTCATTTACAGGATACACTCGCTGATTTGCGTTGCGTACTCCGCCCTGTATACAAATGCCCTTCATGTAAAGGTCTTTGCCTTCATTAGCAGATTCAACGACCATTTGTGCTTGGTCAAATGTCAAATGCTCTCGTAGATTAATCATCTAACAAGTCCTCTTATGAGCCGAGTGTGGACTTCTTGTTCACACCGCCTGTTTCGCCTGCGCCTTTTTTCTCAGCGCCGTGGCCTTTTGGTTCAGCTTTCATCGACTTTCCAGCTTTTCCACCTGGTACATTAACGTTACCTGCGTTTTCTTCTGATTCACTTGGATTCAAAAGTCCACCTGCTGTACCTTTTGTATCAGCTTCGCCACCTGCTACGAGATTAGATGATGTTCCACCCATATCGTTTTTGCTGGCTACAGTTGACTTTGTGTTTGTACCTGATGCTTCTGCTTTATTAGAGTTAGATGCTTCTAAACCGCCTTTGCCAGCAACTTTTTCTACGTATTCACGCATTTCTTCTGTTGCTGATTTTGGAGATTCGTCAACTTCTTCTTCTGCTTCGTCAACTTCTTCGTCAGTTGCTTCACCAAAGTCAAAGGCTTCTTCTTCGCCTTCTTCTTCGCCTTCGTCCTCGTCGCCCATGTCCATGTCAGCAGCGTCATCTTCGTCGCCTTCATCAGACATCATTTTTTCAAATTCAGCTTTGAGGTCATCTAGCGCATCTTCTAGGTCAACTACGCGATCTTCTAATTCTTCTTCGCCTTCGTCGCCTTCTTCGCCTTCGTCGTCCATGGCATCTTCAATGTCACCCATCATGTCATCTGCTGGATCACCGCCCATGTCGTCGTCGGCTTCAACTTCAAATTCATCTAAATCAAAACCTTCTTCAACGTCATCATCAGAAGCTTCATCAACTTCCTCGTCTGATTCGTCTACTTCTTCGTCTGTTGCTTCATCGACTTCTTCGTCGGAAGCTTCGTCAACTTCTTCCTCGGAAGCTTCATCAACTTCCTCTTCGGATTCTTCGTCTACTTCGATATCGTCTTCCAAAAGATTTTCATAAATCTCTCTGGATTTTTCTACAACGATTTCGTGGAATAATTCTTGTGCTGCTTCTTTGTTCTCGTTTACGAGAAGTTCAAGCATCTCTTCAAATTTGTTACGATCTGCCATTTTTTTCTCCTATAATGAAATGTTACCTATGGTAAGGCTGTCCATATTATTTATAAAATATGTAGATATACGAGTGGAAATAGGGCCAAAATAGCCCGTTTTGAGAGAAAAACTTTAAATTTCAAACAATTTTTGAAATTCTTCAATTGTTATTGTTTTAAAATTATCAAATTTATTTAGTTCTTCAGGACGATAGTTATCTTGTGTTATTACTCTTACATAGTTTATATGAGGGTGATTTTTTATAACATTAGACGTTTGTCTCATCCAATTTCCAAAAAATGTAGCACCGTCTGTGCTTTTTTTGTAGTTAGGCGTGTCTGCATATATGTTATTAAATCTTTTTCCGTCTTCTAGTCCTTTATAATCAAATCCTAGTATGTAGATAGTTCCGTATCCATGCTGACTTGCTAACCATAATGCTGTTGGCCCGCTTGACCAGCCTTTTGAAGGATTAAAAAAATTAAATTCTTTATATTTTGTTAAAGACCTCTGCGGGTTTGTCCATATATTTGGATTTTTTTTGTGGTATCCTTCTCTATGTAATTCTAAACACATTTTTACATCTACTGCAATTAAGTAATCAGGATCAAATGTTCTATAAATTGCATTACAAGCATAAACTGTTCCTATAGGCTTTAAACTATAGGGGTCAATAGTACGTCGACTTGTACCGTTGCCAAGAACAAAACCAATCGATTGTAATTGTTTTTGAGATAAGCCTACTTTTGTTTCAACTACAGGGACTTCTTTTTTAATTGTTTTGGTTACATCTTGTTCTAAAGCAGGTTTAGTTTGTGTAGGTTTAGAATTTGTTCTTTGTTTATACTGAAGTTCTCTAGCTTTTGCAAATTTTTCTATTTCTTTTTCGCGGCGGCGCCAAGCCATTAACTTTTTAGCTTCTGACTTAGAAAGATTTTCTTTGGAAACTTTTGCCAATGATTAAACCCCGCCTTCTGCATTTGCGGCAATACCATACATTTGACGAACAAAATCAAGTTCTTTAATTTGTTCTTCTTTGTGTTGCTCGCTTGCTTTCCTGGCGCGGTTTATTTGTCGTAGTGTTAATCTAGTCTTGCGTGTGTCATCATAGTTTACAGGAGACTCATCCTCTTGAGGCTCATAACGATCGTCCTCTATAGGTTCGAGTGTTTCTTTATCGTAATAAAATAATTCACGCAATATCATAGTTGTATTTATACCGTTTGATCCGTTGCCGGTGGTGTTGCACCAGGTTCAGTAGATGTAGCAGTATCAGGAGGAGTTCCTTCGCCTCCTTCTATCGGAGCCTCTCCTCCTGGAACTTCGGCTTCCATTCCAGCCATGTCGCCCTCAATACCTGCACCGCTAATACCTGCACCTCTCATTTCTCCTGCTGCATCTGTTCCTGGAGGTGTAAGATTTTCATCATTTTCTTCTCTCCATAGACGTTCGTTTTGTGCTAGTTCTTCCTCTGTAAGACCTAGATAACGCATCATAGCGAAACGATTAGAAATATAAGGTATAGCAGCCATTTGTGAATAAGTTGGAACTCTTGCGTTATCCATTTCACTTTGTCTGTATGCAGCAAAGTTTTGCGGTGGCTCCATTTTAATGTCAAACATTGCTGTGTCAATGTTAACACCTTTTTCTAATAGATAGCGTTTAAACTCTTGATCAAACTCTTCTATTACTAAATTTTGCAAACGTTCACAATATGTATTAAATCTTAATTCTTGAATGTACGCAGTACCGACCCTGCCATCGTTATACTGGCTAGCACTATCGTCTGCGCCAGTAGGTAGATAAGATGAAGGAATACGGAGACCGCGTACTAACTTATTGGTGAAATAACGTAAGTCATCAATTTCACCAAGGTTAGTTCCGCCTGGCAGTGTTTCAACTTTTGATCCTCTTCCTTCAGCAGTTTGCGGGAAGAAGTAGTCTTCGTTGATGCTCAACGGATTGTAAGAACTGTCTATGACGTTCGTGCCACCTCCTGTCGAACTTGGTATACGTCTCTGATGTATTTCAGTTTTTACCCTTTCGACAAACTGCATTGCCAAGTGACTTGGCATATTACCAACGTCTACATAAAACACTCTGCGTTCAGGTGCTCTTTGCACACGATAGATAATAATTGCATCTTCAAGCAATTCTTTCTGCTTGTAGACTTTAAAAACTGTTTCTAGTAACGAATTACCAAACGGATAATTTGTATCCAATCCTTCTGATAAACTTAGATGAACAACATGATCTGCATCAACTGCTATTTCACGTTCTTCGGTCATAAAACGGCTACCACTCATGCTTTGTTGAGGTTGGCCAACCATTCCTCTAACTCCACCAGTTAAGTATCCACTGCCGCCACCGGTAATATTTCCATTTGTTTCGTATGGAGTTGTTGCTACACCTTCTTGAAAATTTAAATTAAAGTTTTTAATTACATATTGTTCTGGTTTTTTGCCTTCACTTTCATTAACAATAATTTTAGTAACGTTTGCAGGATCTACATGAAACCAACGTTTTGTTTCAGGGTCTCTTACAAAAAAAGCGTCTCCGTATTTAAATGTGTTACGTAGTATGCGAAACATTTTAGTTTCAAAATTTTGCAATTTACACCATTGCTGCAAATATTGTTGCAAAACTGTTGCTTCTGAATTTGTTGCTTTTTGTTTAAAATTAATTTGGAACGGAGTTTTATTCTGTTTGTTTTGCTGAGTACAAAATTCTGCTAAAATATCTAAAGCGGCATTTACTTCAGAATCTAAATCCATTACATTGTAATGACCGTATCGTTCTACACGATTAGGTGAACCTACATAAACGTCAGGAAGATAAGAACTGTAATTTGCTCTAGCTGGTCCGATTCCATTTCCCCCGTTTCGGCCTCCTAGAGGTCCGTAATTTCCGCTTGGATTATTCTCAGTAGGTATAGGTGTAAAATATCGTTTCCAGCTCATGTTAATCTCAACTATATAGGTTGTCGTTGTTTGCTTTTGTAGCTTTTACCGTATCTCCGGTATTTTTAGCAATCTGTATACTTGCCGTCAAAAGATTTTGCATAGTGTTATTTAACTGATCTAGCTTATCACCGCCGCCAGCTCCGGCTCCTTGTGCTGCTCCTAGTGCATTTTGAACAGCAGTTTGTGCTTCGGCATTAATTTCACCGTCTGCGCTCATTGTTTCATTCAGTTTTTCTAAACTTACAATTAATTCTTTTAACGCTTCATTATAATTGGTTATGCCGTCTGTGTCAAGTCCTTCTGTAAATAATTTTAAATTTTCGCTTGATATTTGTCCAAAATTATTAAAAGTATTACCTAAACCATTCATAATTGCAGCATTTTCTCTGATTTTTTCTAAATCTATACTCATGCCTTCAAATGATTGTACATCGGTAACTAATTTAGGAATATTACCAAAATCTAACTTGGCTACTTCGACACCACTTAATCCTGACATTGCTTCGCCAAACAATTTCAGTGCTTCGGCGTTTACTTTTATTTGTTCAATATTTTCAATTTTAGTTTTACCAAATTCGTTTAGATCTGATAATACTGATAAGCCACCTTCGCTTCCGCTGAACCAAGATCCTAATTTATTCAGGGCTCCGCCTTCTGTATCTCTAGCAATATCTGTTGGAACCGATGCCATTGCTTCGCCAAACAATTTCAGTGCTTCAGCATTGGCTATTACTGTGTCAATATTAGCAACTTTTTCTGCGCCAAACTCTGCTACGTCTTTTAGTATTTTTATGCCGCCTTCTTCACCACTAAAGAATGCTCCTATTCCTCCTAAAAAACCTCCTACACTTTCTCTTTCAACTTGTGGAATATTTTGCATGGCTTCGCCAAATGCTTTTACGGCTTCGGAATTCTTTCTAATAATATCTTGATTAAATTCCACAGCACTAAACAATAAAATATCATTAATAGGAAGTTTAATTCCTGCGCCAAAGAAACTTGCTACACCGCCTAACAATCCGCCAACTGCTTGTTGTGATACTCCGCCGCCAAACGCTGCCATAGCATCACCAAATGCTACAACTGCTTCTGAATTCCGTTTAATAGCTTCGGCCGGTAGTGCATATGAAGCAAACTTAGATATTTCGTCATACGGTATATCTGTGTCGGCTCCAAAAAATCCAGCAATGCCAGAAACTAATCCGCCGATACCGCTCATTGCTGCTCCAGCACCTTGGCTTGCCATTGCTTCGCTAAATGCGACAAGAGCTTGTGCGTTTCGCTCTACTGCTGCTCCGTCAATTTTTGCTGCACTGAATTTTTCTAGCTTTGTTAAAGGATCATCGCCGCCAAATAGGCCCATAATGCCTTCACTAATGCCACCAACTAAATTCCCTAATCCTGCTACTGCTGATCCTGCACCAAAGGCTGCTAATCCTAATCCTATAGCACCCATTCCTTTTCCAGCATCTATTAATGCTCTGCCGTCGAGTGCTTCGAACGATTGCATACCTTCTGCTAGAGTAGGTAATGCTTTACCTACAAGCCAAGTTGCTCCTGCTATTCCTGCTCCTATTGCAGCAATGGCTGCACCGAATACTACTGATCCAATAGCAACTGCTGGATTGGCGAAGGCTGCGATGCCTGATGCTAGTCCTTTCATGCCTGCTCCGGCACCTTTACCAATAGCAGTACCTGCTCCAGCGGCTGCTTTACCGCCTCCGCCTATCATGCCTCCGACGCCTTTTGCTGCTTTCATTGCAAGGAATGCTGCTGCTACTGCTCCTAAAACCTTTGGATTTGTAAGCATACCAGTAAATGCATTGCCCATCATATTACCTAATGCACCAAACGCATCACCGATATATTTTTTAAGTGTTTCGCCTAATCCAAATTCTTTTACGTCTTCTATAAATCCTTTTATGCCTTGTGCAACATTATCTACAGCTTGCCTCATGGCTCCCAGACCTTCTTCGCTGGTAAAGTAATCGATTACGCTGGCAAATGCTTTTTCAATTTCTTGAAACACGCCGCTTTGTATTAATGCGCCAAATATTATGTTTCTAGCTTCAGTAATTCTTCTTTCGAAATCGAGCAAGCCTTTGTTACCTGCTTCCATTTGTTTTTGTTGTTCTGATAATGCTTCGGCAGATTGTAAACCAATCTTGCCCATGCTCATAAGTGCTAAGTCTGCATCAAACGCAGTATTTCCTAGTGCTTGTGTTAAGCCAATTGTTCTTCTTTGTTCTTCGCTCATGCCTTCTAGTTGAGTTGCAGTTTTGCGAACTTCTGCAAGATATTCTTCTTGACTCACTGTACCATCTGCAAGTCCAGCAGCCATTGCTCCTAGATTAGGATTAAGACGTACTAAACTTTTTCCAAAGTCTGTAACAGGAACGCCGCCGGTTGCCACCATGTTTTTAACAGCGTCGGCCATTTCTGGACTTGCACCTTCTATAATGCTTAAAGTGCTTGTGAGATTTTCTCTAACACCTTCATCCATTGTTGCCATCATTGCTTGGAGACGTTTATCTAGTGTTGCAGATTTTAATTCTTGAGCAATTTGTTCTCTTTGTTTACCTGTAACTTTTGCAAGATAGTCTAATTGTTTGATGTAACCCGCAGTACCTTGAGCAAGTTGTTGCTCACTCATTCTTTGTCCACGGCCTAGTCTAGTTTGTAATTCTAAATAATCTGCTGTAAATTGAGCAGTTTCTTCCATTTGTAAACCTAAGGCACTAAACTGAGGTCCAAATTCTTTTTGTACTATGCCACTTACATTTTTAAATGTTCTAGCACCTTCGGCTGCTCCGCCGCCTAGTAGAGCTAGGCTTTCTGAATTTTGTGAAATTGTATTTGCAAAAGTTTGCATACTAAGTCCTGCTTGCGTTGCAGCAGCCTTAGCATCAAAAAGACTTGAACCAAAAGTTACACCTGTATTTGATAATTGCCTAAAGGTGTCAATCTGAGAGTCAATAACTCCGACAAATAATTGTACTGCTCCGCCTAGTACACCTCCTATAACAGGAATTTCTTTCATTGCTCCTGTTACATGGCTTGTAAAATCGCTTAGCCTATCGCCGCCTATTAAAAATTCTTCTGCAAGTCCAGAAAAACTTTTAAACATTACACCAAATGCATTTCCTATTTTACTAGCAGCGGTTTCTGATGCTTCCCCTAATTCTTCTACTTGTTCTTGGCTTATATCGGCTTTTTCGCCTAGATCTTTAATTTGTTTGCTTGATTCTTCTGCAGACCCTGATCCGGAGCCACCTTGACCTTTAGCAAGTTTTTCAACTGCTTTAACTAAAAGTAATAAGGTAGTTTCGGTCGCGGCATCGTTAAGCTCGATATCTTCTCCGCCCCAAGTGCCTTTTACAGGTCCTGCCATATTCTAAATTTCCTATAATATACGCATATAAATAAAAAAGATACATACGTGTGTATTGTATTTATACGGAGAATAATATGGCAGAAATAACTTCACAGGGATCTAACCCTTTACAGAAATATTTTAGACAACCTAAACTATATTTGTCTTTACCTAGTAACGGGAAATACTATCCGCCTGGAACTTTAGAAATATCGGAGACTGGCGAGTACCCTGTATTTTCAATGACAGCAAAAGACGAGCTAGCGTTTAAAACGCCAGATGCACTGATAAACGGACAATCTACCGTTGATGTCATTCAAAGTTGTATACCTGCAATAAAAAATGCCTGGCTTATGCCTAGTTTAGATTTAGATGCTGCATTAATTGCTATTCGTATAGCTACCTACGGCGAGTTCATGAATGTCACAACTAAAATTCCTAACATAGACGAAGAACGTGACTTTCAAATGGATTTAAGGCCTTTGTTAGACAAGTTTAATACTATAGAGTTTGACGACACAGTTTATATTGATGATCTTATAATTACAATTAAACCTATGAATTATAAAGAGTTTACACAAAATGCTCTTAAAACTTTTGAAGAGCAAAGAGTGTTTTCT